AACCAAAAGATTTCCGCAACGATTATATGCGCAAGAGATAGAATCAAAAAGAGCTATATAGAATCATCTATGAGTGGAGATGCTGACAGTAGAATAGCTGGTATGCTATTAACAGCTATGGGAGAGACTGTTCCTGATAATCAAACAACAGTCAATGTGATTATACAGGGAGACAGTGAAGCCTATTCAGTATGACTTCATACACAGTATACACTGATATACAATCAGTTATACTATGTTTATTCATCCAGGTATAGGTAACTATTCGTTAAATTACTCTTTAGCGAATAGTTGATTGTTATTATTACAAGGTGTTTTTATTTCCTTATGGGGGGTCTAATTTTGGATTTTGGATTATGAAATGAATCCAAAACCGAGATTAGATTCATACAGGGGTATGGGATATAGATATACTACTACTCTCCACCAAGTCTTAATTGAGAGCTCTTGTAGTAATAACTACTAAATTATTCCCCGAGAGAGTGTTTAAGCATGAATAAACACTACAATAACTAAGATGAGAGTATATATTATTATATATTAATATATAAATATATACCTTGTGAGATCAAGAGAGGAACAAAGTCATGGCGAGGAACCGGATCATAGACTTTAGCCAGGGGGGCAGGAGAGAGACCGACGGTGGGGGCGGGGCGCCCTCCCAACCCTTCATTCCCTGGAGTGATGTCGGGGCTCAGACTGCCAGCCCGTCCTGGGCCAACCACTCTGGGCAGGCCCAGGCGCAAGCCGCGGTTGACCCCGAGCTCCTGGAGCTGGCGGCTCTTGAGGCGGCTGAGCGAGCGTACCGGCCTCAGGCGCACGGGAAGGACTCCGTCTTCACGACAGGCTACACCGTCAACCCTGGTCCGGTCAGCAAGGGCGAACTTGCCCAGGGGGCGCAGCGCGGCGTCGGCCAGCCTTCCCTGGACGGGTTCACCCACCCACGGCAGGCGGCCATCCAGGAGTTTCTTGTAAGGACCGCAGTTCCCACTGCACTCAAGCTCGGCGGCGCCGTGCTCAGACCATTCATTCAAACATCGAGAGGAGAATAAAACGATATGGCACTTATTGACGAATACAAGCAGGCGATCCAGGACGTGCTCGACGGGCGGGCGAAAGACGCGCCGAAGCCCTCGGAGCTCCCCTGGACCGAGGACAAGGCGGCTACCATCTGGGCGGCGGCAGCGGCCGAGCTCATAGCTGAGGGCGCCATCCCTGATCCGGAGCTCCCCTCGAATCCGACCGAGAACGGCACGTATGTGCTGACGGCCACGAAAACGGACAGCGGCACGGCAATCACGTGGGAGTCTGGTGGCGGCGGCGTGCTTGTTGTGACAGATACGGACGGAACGCTTAATAAGACTTGGAAAGAAATCCATGATGCGTTTTTGCTTGGCCCTGTTATTATTGTGGAAGGCGACAACATTTTGTCGGTTGGTAATGCAGGGACGGATGATGTAGAGTACTGGATAGATCAATATGTTGCTGATTCGGAGAACGGATATCCAGAAAAATCAAAGTAGAAATTAACGATGGAGAATTGAGCTATGGCATTTTTAGATCAAAACGGGCTGGCTGGCGAATAAAGGAGGCGTAGAACTATGCGAGTTTATGATTACCTGAACGGGATCCTCGGGGCGCTTGGCGTAGGCGAGGACAATGGCGTGCCCACTCCCGCGTGGCGCATTGAGGAGTACCTCGAAGCCATCTACGAAGCGATCAAGGCCGGTGGCGGTGGCGGCGGTGCCGACCTCACCGCGTTCCTTGCCCCGCAGTTCTCGAGCAGCACCTCGTACAGCGCTGGCGATTACGTCGTGAAGAGCGGCGCCCTGTACAAGTTCACCGAGGACCACGCCGCTGGCGCATGGACCGGCACGGACGCGGAGCAGACCTTGACGAGCGTCGAGCTGGAAGCCCTGTATGCGGCGCTCTCTAACTACGCCAAGGTAGACGGCTCCTACTCCACCCTGACCGCAGGCAACGCAGAACAGCTTGTAAGCACCGTAGGCGTAGAGGATTCGGCCCCCTACCTTTTCCGCACCACAGGCGGCTCCGCTGATGTGGGTGACAGGGTGAAGCTGTCCAAGATTACGGGCGGCACGGTGGCGTGGAATCAGCTTGTGAAGAACGGAAACTTCGATGGCACAACGAATTGGAGCTATAGTGCGGCTACCTTGTCGGCAAGCAATAACATTTTGACGGTCACAAAAGACGCAGGCAAAGGCGAAGGTGTCGGCTATGCAAGGCAGAGTAGCTTTACATTTAATATTGGTCACAAGTATTTTGCCAGAGTTGATTATAAGGCGGCTTCTGGTGATTCGCTTACGTTATTCAGCAACAAGACTGATGCAGGAATGACTCAAATAACAGGCATTTCGGACGAGAACTGGCATACCGTTCAAAAAATATTTAATGTAGCATCTGCCCCATCCGTTCCTGCAATTTTGTGGATAAACACCGTCACCACGGACGATACACGGTCTGTCCAGTTTAGGAATTACAATATCATCGACCTCACCGCAATGTTCGGCTCGACCATCGCCGACTACCTCTACACGCTGGAAAGCGGCACGGCTGGGGCTGGCGTGTCGAAGCTGAAGAGCTGGGGGTTCTGTCAGGCTCCGTATTATGCGTATGATGCGGGGAGCCTGTTGAGCGTAAAGACGAGCGCGCACAAAGAAATCGGGTTCAATCAGTGGGATGAGCAGTGGGAGGAAGGCGCAATTTCTTCCTCAACTGGAAACAACACATCTGCAACAGGACGGATTCGGAGCAAGAACAAGATTCCTGTTTTGCCCAGCACCGTGTATTATTTCCACAGCCCGTTCACGAATGCAAATCAATGCACCCTGTATTTCTACGATATCAACGAAGCATACCTTGGCGTTGCGAGTCAGCAGAACGCATATGAGGGTACGTTCACAACTCCGAGCGATGCGTGGTATATGCGGTTCAATACTGGGGCAAACAGCGGAGCAACGTACCAGAACAACATCTGCATCAACCTCCATTGGGACGGCGAGCGTGACGGCGAATACGAACCATACGAAGCGAACACCTACCCCTTGGACAGCGACCTTGAATTGAGGGGCATACCGAAGCTGGACGCGAATAACAATCTCTATTATGATGGCGATACGTATGCGAGTGATGGAACTGTTGGCAGAAACATTGTTGAACTCGAAGTAACACATTGTTCATCAGTTTCCACAGCATCTACTGGTGTAAAATACGCATCTGTCGCACTTGCCGATAACGCTGTTGCGGAATCTGCAACAAATAACTTTTTGAGCAATCAATATCAGTTTGCCACTTCTGCTCCAAGTACAAGCGGATGGTTCAGAATCAATGTAGGCAATCTATACATCTTTGATAACCGCTTTACCGACACGGAAACCGCAGATACTATCCTTGCATCGGAGAAGCCACGCTTCATATACAAGAAGACAACTCCCACAACCGAATCCGCAGACCCGTTCCAAGAAACGCAGATTTGTGACGATTTCGGAACAGAGGAATTTATCGACAGCCGAACCGTGCCGATGCCCGTTGGAGCGAACGCATTATATCAGGCGAATCTGAGGGCGAAACTGGAAATGGCTCCCGACTCCCCCAGCGGTGACGGGGACTACATCGTGCGGCAGACGGACGGCCTCAACGAGTATGTCCTGCTGGAAAAGGAGTTGCCCACGCTCCCGTCTACGGATGGAACGTATACGCTGAAATGCACTGTCGCAAGCGGAACCGCTACCCTGTCTTGGGTGGCTGATGCGTGAGGAGGAATGACATATGTTGATTAAACTGACCGCACCTCATGGGAAGAAACTGAGGAACATCCGCACCGAGGCCCTTTACTCAGAAGTCATCTGCGACGAAAAGCAGAGGCCCCTGTATGTTGTAGCCGACAGCCCCGATGACCCCGTGGTGGAGGAGCTGGACGGCGTGACCTTGGGGGAACGGGTGAGCGACCTTGAGGATGCCGTTGTCGAGCTGGCTGAGATTATTACGGAGGGCTGAGTATGGTAAACATCTATGTCAGAAAGATAAGGGCTGGCGAGATGGACCTGGACGATGTACCCCTTCGCTGGCGCGAGGCTGTCCGCGAAGCACTGGGAGAGTGAGCAGGCGTGCCCAAGAAAGCACTGAGGCTCGAAGGAATCCCCAACCCGAAGCAGGACCTGTTCCTTAGATCCGTCGCCCCGAGGATCGCGTATGGCGGTGCCCGAGGCGGCGGGAAGTCGTGGGTCCTTCGCCGGAAGTTCATCCTACTGGCGCTCCGGTACAAGGGGCTGAAGCTGCTTCTGCTACGCCGCACGCTGGCCGAGCTGGACGGCAACCACACCCAGCCGCTCCTAAAGGAGCTGAACGGGTTCGCCAAGTACACGAAGGACAGCAAGACCTTCACGTTCCCGAACGGCTCCACGATCAAGCTCGGCTACTGCGACACGGACAACGACGTCTACCAGTACCAAGGCCAGGAGTACGACGTCATCGGATTCGAGGAGGCGACTGCCTTCACCGAGTGGATGCTGACGTACATCGCCACGAGCTGCCGGAGCACGCGCACGGACTTCTCCCCAAGGATTTACTACACCTGCAACCCTGGCGGCCCTGGGCACGACTACATCAAGCGGCTGTTCATCGACCGGCAGTACGAGCACGGAGAGAACCCAGACGACTACGTCTTCATCCAGGCGAAGGTCACAGACAACACGGTCCTCATGGAGACGAACCCAGGCTACATCAAGACCCTCGAGGCGCTCCCTGAGCATCTTCGGAAAGCGTACCTCGACGGGCGTTGGGACGCGGTTGAGGGGCAGTATTTCAGCGAGTTCGACCCGACTCTGCATGTTGTACAGCCCTTCCCGATCCCGAGGGACTGGCGAAGGTTCCGAAGCATCGACTGGGGATTCAATGACCCGTGCTGTGTGCTCTGGTACGCTGTCGCGCCCGATTCGCACATTTACGTGTATCGGGAAATCTACCAGAACCAGACCCCAGCCAGCGAGATGGCACGGCTCATCAAGAAGCGGTCCGTGGCCTTCGACGAGCAGGGGAACCAGTTCACCGAGCACATCACGTACACGACCGCCTCGCCTGATATGTGGCAGAAGCGCGGCCTGCGTGATGCTATGGGCGGCGAGACTATCGCGGATACGTTCATAGCGAACGGCGTTCCGGTGGTCAAGGCTGACAACGACCGGATGAACGGCTGGATGCGCGTAAGGGAGAACCTTGCGTTGGCCCCCGACGGGAAGCCATACGTCCAGATTTTCAGCACCTGCCGCGACCTCATCCGGACCCTGCCGCTGCTCGTCTACGACAAGCACGACCACGAGGACGTGAGCGACAACTGCGAAGACCACGCAGGAGAAAGCCTGAGGTATGGCTTGATGACACGGCCGTCACCGGCCAAACGAAAACAGGAAGAGGTCAAGCGAAGAATCCTGATTGACCCCCTGACCCCCCTCCCCCGAGCGGATAAAAACGCTGGGGGATTTTTTTATGCCTGAACCTTTAGGAGGCACGAATGGAACGAAAGAGACAGAGAGACAACAACCAGCCCGAGGCGCTCATCCCGCTGACCGGCATGGAGAAAATCTATGCGGGCCTCGGCAGGGAGCACCGGCCTGGGGACCCCGCTGACACCGAGTTCATCGACGCGATCTATGGCTTGTTCTACGAGTACCGCGACACGTACTACCGCGACGAGTGGCAGCGCCTTGACGACAACGTGACCATCTACGAGGGCACGTACTGGGGCGAGAACGACGCCGAGGTCGTCAGGGGCGACCGCAAGCCGCGCATGGCCACGCCGATGATAACGAGCTGCATCGAGAACATCAAGGCAGACCTCATGGACGAGCTGCCCGAGGCGGTCATCCTTCCGGACGCCGCCGGTGACGCGCCCGACGTCACGGCGAAGGTCCTCACCAAGGTCGTCGAGCAGGAGCTTGACGCCTGCGACTGGGAGGGCGAGTACGTCAAGGGCATCCAGGACTTCCTCCAGGACGGCTGGTGCGTGTTCGAGGCTGGCCATGACCCGCTCATGAACAACGGGCTGGGCGGCGCGTTCATCCACCATGTGATGAACAAGAACTTCATGGCCGACCCGCAGACCCCGAACCTTCAGGACGGGCGTGCGTGCTTCGTCCTCGACGTGAAGCCCTGGGACTGGTTCAAACAGCACTACCCTGACGTGTTCCCGTACATGACCGGCGACGAGCCGCTCATCGAGGCAGACCGGATCGAGAGCACGACCGAGCCCTATCGCGTGAAGTCCCTTCGGGTCATCGAGATATGGCTCAAGGAGTTCGAGCCCTCCTCCAAGACCACGGCGGTCCACTTCGTGCGGGTCGCTGGCCATCAGGTCATTGAGGACTCGAAGCTCACCTATGCTCGGGGCTACTACGAGCACGGGCTGTTCCCGTTCAGGATCTGCACGCTGTACCCGCAAAAGGGCTCGGCACTGGGCCTCGGCATCTGCGACCTCTTCAAGGACACGCAGCGGTACGCCGACAAGCTCAACGCCATTCTGCTCGAGAACGCGCTGAGGGCCCGCACGCCTCGGCTGTTCATCCAGGAGGGGCTCGTTGACATCGAGGATGTGCGGGACTTCTCTCGCGAGGCCATCGAGGTACAGGGCAACCTTGAGGCGGCGGTCAAGTGGATGGACACACAGCCCCTCCCGTCCTACCTAATGAACTTCGCCCAGATGATGCAGCAGAGCATCAAGAACGAGGCGGGCTCCAACGACCAGTCCAGAGGCCAGACCGCAGGCGGCGTCACTGCCGCAAGCGCCATCACCGCCCTTCAAGACATGAGCACGAAGCGCAGCCGCATGGAGGCCAGAGAAATCCAGCGCGGCTTCAAGGAGTGCGTCCGCATGATGATCGAGATCATGAGAGAGAAGGACATCGTGCCTCGGGACATCGTCGTGACCATCGGCGGTCAGACCATGATCCTGCCGTATGACAACCAGACCCTGTTCAGGGTGGACGGCAACGGCAAGAAGGTGCCCATCGAGGCGGTCATCACCATCAAGACGAGCAGGCAGACCCGCTTCTCGAAGATGGCGCACAACGAGCTCGTACTCCAGTTCGTGAACATGTTCCAGGGCACGGCCGACCCGCTCATCATGATGGAGGCCCTGGAGATGGACGACAAGGAGCAGATCATCGACCAGATCAAGAAGGCGCAGAACGCGGGGATGCTCGCCCTTCAGCAGCAGAACGCGGAGATGCAGCAGCAGCTCGCACAGATGAGCCAGCAGCTCCAGCAGTACCAGGGCGCGATGGCCCAGATTCAGCAGGGCCTCGCAGGCGGCGCTCCCGCAGAGGAAGCGGCGCCAGCCGCCCCTCAACCCAACGAGATCGACGCAGCCGCGCTCGCAAGGAGCATTGGCTGAGGAGATAAAAAACACGGTGCCGCCGACCGTAACGGGCGAGAAAGGAATTGGCAACAATGCCTGACTTTGAAGCAAACACTCCGGTCGAAAACGTAGCCCCCGACAACTACCCCGTGGCCGACGCACAGGGCGCATCTGTCGAGGAAGTGGTCATCAGCGCTGACGCCCAGGCGCCCGCGCAAACTGGATCAGGGGAACCGGTCGCAGCGGCTCAGGCCGCATCGCCCGCCGACGGGGCGAAACCCCAGACTCAGAAAGACATTGACCGTGCCTTCGGTCAGCGGCTCGCTCAGGAACGGCGCAAGTACGAACAGAGCGACGCCTACCAGCTTGGCCAGATGCTCCTCGAGGAGCGTGCCAAGGAAGAAGGCATCAGCACGGCTGAGGCATACCGGCGCATCCAGCAGGAACGCTTGGACGCCCGCGCAGACACCTATGCCAGGAACCCGAAGGAGTTCTATAAGGACTTCCTCCAGGGCACAGCAAACCCACAGAGACAGCCCGTGATAAGCGCCTCGGAAGACCCGCAGTCGCAGGCACGGCGCGTCGGTGAAGAACTCGCCAACATGTATCAGGCGGGGAGCCTCCCCCAGGGGTTCGACGTCCAGTCGTCCCTTGACCAGGACACCTACAACAACATCGTCGAGTACGGTGCTCCTGCGGCCATGCGTATATGGGCGGCTGAGCACGGCCCTGCGGTCGAGTTAGCTCGCAGGCAATCCGGCCCAGCACCGATGCGGCCCACCTCCTCCAACAAACAGAGCGCCCCCAGTGACTTCTCGCAGCTATCCTCAGAAGAGTTCGCGAAGAAGCGTGCGGAGATCCGCAGGGCGTACCTTGACGGAAAGCGGGTTCGTCTCTCCTAAGAAAACATTCGTTCGAAGCAAAGGAGAACAAACCTATGGCAGTCCAGACTACTATCAATACGCAGCCTACCGCTACGTACCTCAACAAAACCTACTATGACCGCACCCTGCTCGAGACCGCGAAAGCGCAGCTCGTCTACGCCAACTTCGGTCAGAAGCGCTCCATCCCTCGGAACAACGGCAAGATCGTCGAGTTCCGTCGGTGGACCCTGTTCACTCCTGACAGCGTCACCCAGAAGCTCACTGAGGGCGTGACCCCCTCCAGCCAGAGCCTTGGCCAGACCAAAGTCGAGGCGACCGTCGCCCAGTACGGCGCATACGTCGAGATCAGCGACCTGCTCGATCTGACCGCCTACGACCAGGTCATCGACGACTCCGCTGAACTGCTCGGCGAGCAGCTCGGCATTGTCGTGGACAACGTGACCCGTGACGCCATGATCGCCGACGCCTCTGACCAGTTCGCTGGCGGCGCCGCCAACCAGAACTCCATCGCGGCAACGTCCTACCTGACCGTGGACGAGATCCGGAAGGCTGTTCGGACGCTGAAGGCCAACAAGGCCCGCCGGTTCTCTGGCGGCCGTGCGGGGCACTTCGTGTGCATCGTGGACCCCTATGCCACCTACGACCTCCAGAGCGATTCCCTCTGGCAGGACGTGTCCAAGTACAGCAACGCTGAGCAGATTTACGCCGGTGAGATCGGTCGTCTGTTCGGCGTCGTGTTCGTGGAGACCACCGAGGGCAAGGTGGACGAGCAGAGCGTCCTGAACGCTGTCAACGCGAACACCAGCAACGTCACCACCTTCGTGCTGAAGACGGCGCCCGACGCCAAGGCGATTGAGTACCTGAGCACCCCTGGTAACAAGATCATGATCGGCTCCACCGAGTACACGCTGGCTTCCAGCAACCCCTACACGCCCAACACGAAGACCGTGAAGCTGTCCGCAAACGCCTCCCTGACTGCTGACGACATCGTCTACAGCATGGATTGCGGCGCGATCGACGCTTCCACCAAGGCTGGCGTCACGCTGCACAACTCCCTCGTCTTCGGCAGCGACTCCTACGGCGTCATTGACGTGGCTGGCTCCGGCACGCTCCAGACCATCATCAAGCCGAGGGGCTCTGCTGGCACCGCCGATCCTCTCGATCAGCGCAGCACCGTTGGCGCGAAGGTCATGGGCTACACCGCGAAGGTGCTGAACTCCCTCTGGATCATCAACATCAAGCACGCGGTCCACGCCTAATCTCATCACCCGACATTCCCTAACGACCGAGGGGAGGGGAGTTCGCCTCCTTCTCCCCTCCCCATTTTTTTATAGTGAAGCAAAAGGAGGCTCATGAAAAGATGGCAACGACTAAGAAGAACACGAGTAAGAAAACGACCGGCAAGGCCGCACCGAAACGGCAGCACGCCCCTGTGGAGAAGAAGCAGGAGCCCGTTGCCGAGCAACTGACCGACGTTATCCCTGTGAAGCCTGAACCGGTTGACCCGTCCAACGACATCATCAACTACGAGATTCCACTCGACAGATCGTTCGAGAGCACCGACCAGTATTGGGAGGGGAACCTTAACGGCATCAACTACCGCTTCAGGCGCGGCGAGCCGCTGGCACACCCCCGCTGGCTCTACGAGTACGTCCGTTCAAAGCTGTGGGCGAAAGAGCACATCAGCCCGTTCGTAGCCGAGTTTATGAATACATCCAAGAGACTGAACTACTAAGGAGGGAACACCCCCTATGAACCTTAAAGAAATCATCGAGGCGACGCTCATCGAGCTGGACCGAGGCACGGCAGCGGACACCGTCGCTCTGTACGCCAACAAGTTCACCATGTACGCCAACGAGGCTGTCAACGAGATCGCGAGGCGGTTCAAGTGCTGCATGATTGATTATACGGAGCTGACCCCCACCAATACGGGGTCTGAATACCTTGGCTTCGACATCACGTCCAGCGACTTCTCGCACGCCTGCAAGCGCATCATGAAGATCCTGCCTGCGGTCTACGACAGCGACTCCGACACCTATGCGCCGCTCTGGGACAAGAAGCCGCTTGACTTCGAGCAGTTCGTTCACGGCGCCCCCTACATCCATGTGTGGGGCCACGACGTAGCGGATGGCGACCCCGTGGCCGTCGAGTACCTGTACGTCCCCAACCCGATGAGCGCCTCGTCCCTGAGCGCGGTCGCGCCTGCCACCATAGACGAGCCTGACCTGCCCACGCACCTCCACGAGCTCATCCCTCTGTACGTAAGGGCCCGTGAGCAGTGCGGCCAGGACCCCGCCACGCAGGGCACAAGCTCCGTGTACTTCCAGCTTTTCAATCAGAAAGTCTACCAGCTTCAGCGTGAGACGCTGGCAACGCCCGACAGCTTCAAGCTCATCGGATACCATTTCGACTGACAACGGAGGCCCGCCTATGGCAAAAAGAACAACGTGGTCGTACATCCCTGAGTGGTACGGCATACAGCAACACAAGGACGGGACGCTCCTGCCGACTGGGACCGCCTACGACGCACGGAACATTGAGACAGGCGACGGGAACCTGAGCACGGCCAAGGGGTACACCGCCGTCTCTGGCATCCCTGCTATTTCCGGCGGTCCTGGAGCAATACGGCTCATCATGCCCAGCGGGGCTCCGTTCGTTTTTGTGGCAAGGACTAACAAAATTCTTCGTTGCAAGACGAACGCGACTACGCCCGCATGGTCTACGGCCGTGTCTGGCACATTCACCAAAGACATTGACTATGTGCAGACCCGCATTGGCACCAACGACGTCATGCTGGTCACTTCGGGTTCAACCGAGCTGCTCCCCCTTGATATAACCACGGACGGCTCGCTCTTGTCCCCCAACCCGTTCAGCACCGGCCTGTACTCATTCTCAGGCACCGTCTCCGCATACGACTCAGACGCGCTCGAGGTGACGCTCTCAAGCGAGCCAGACTCCGAAGCGAAGCGCCGGTGCGTCGCCTACGGCATCACGCTCGGCGACGAGTTCTGCGAGGTGGACAGCGTCTCGACCGACAAGGTGTATTTGAAGTACGTTCCGAACAATCCCATTCAGGTTGGCGCTGACGCCACGATCCGAGGCGGCGGCTCCAACGCGAAGGTCAAGTACGTCGAGATGTACGCCAACCGGCTCTTCGCCGCTGGCGACTCTGAGGCCCCGTGCAGGCTGTACTGGTCGTGCGTACCGGGCGACGGCAGGACCATCGCTGACTGGCTCAGCGTTGACGGCTCCTACGACGCCTCTGGCGGCTACGTCGAAGTCGGCGACAACACCAAGGACCCCATTATCGCTATTAAGGCTCTGTCCAACCAGCTCATCATCTGGAAGCGGTACTCCGTCTGGCGGCTTTACGGAGACCGGCCGAGCACGTTCACGCTTGAGTGCATTGATCGCGAGGGCGGCCTGATGAGCAACAGCGGCGTCATCACCAAGTATGATACGCCGTACTACCTCATGCCTGATGGCATCCACATGTACAACGGCTCGAACATCGTGCCTGCTGACAGCGGCGCTCAGATACTTCGCCGGTTCTTTGCGCTGAAGCCGGACGTTTCAGAGAGCAAGGGCTTGTGTTGGAACAACAGGTTCTATCTGACCTGCAAACTCCCTGCGTCGCCTGCGGCTTCCTGCGACAACGCCGTCATCGTCTATGACGTGGCGAGAGGCTCTTACATGATCCGTGACGGATTCCAAGTCGCTGACATGGTAGCCGTTGATGGGCACATCTACATGCTTTTGGCGATGAGCAACTTAATCATGGAGTTCGAGGTTGGGTCGAAATACAACGCTGCGAACATCTCCGCGTACTGGCTCACTCAGCCGATGGACTTCGGCGCCAAGATGCAGCGGAGACAGCTCCTCGCCCTCTACGCCCATTTGAAGGGCGACGGCGTGAAGGTAACGTCCGTTGGAGACTATGTGAGCAAAGTGGGCGTTGTTGCCCGTGACACCACCCGTGACGACTACACGGTCGTGAGGTTCCAAAGCGACCAGTCGCACTTCGTCCAGCTCAAGTTCGAGAACATTGACGGCGGCACGTTCAGCATCCAGGGCGGTATCAACATCAACGCAGAGTACGAGCTAAAGGAATAGGAGGCACCCATGTCTGAAAACAAAATGAAAGCCATGTATCCGATTGTGCTGCCCAAGTCGAGCAACGCGACGGACAACATTCGGAGTGCGGAGAACATCAACGAGCAACACCTGAACGACAACTTCAACACCCTCCTGAAGGCGGTGCTGAACGCTCAGGAGACCATCGACACGGGCCTTGCCGCCATCGGCATCAACGTGCAGAGAGAGGACTGGGGCCACGGCGTAGAGGCTGATGTTATCACGATGCAGGTCCGCGACGAGAACGGCCACGACCTGAAAGTCGTTCTGGCAGGAGACGGGCTCCACTTCTACGACAACGAAGAGGAGATGGTCGTGGTCGGGCAAGATCGAGAGGGATACAGCTACGGGTATATCGAGCTCACGGACAACGCGAACGGCGCAGACTCCACAGCAGAGATCACAGGCTCTGGGATGCTTATCCAAGACGGCAACACTTCAAAGAGCGCCAGATACGGCACCGAGTGCACGCTCGACGGCACTGTCCTCCGCAAGTCACTATGGACCGGAACGGCCGCCGCTGACGATACGTTCCAGGTCCCAGACATCTCAAAGTACCATCTGCTCGAGATATCGTTCCAGGGCAAGTACACGAAGGTGCTGGCGACTGTTGGCGGCGTGCCTGGGGACGGGTACATCCGTGGCGTAGGCGGGTACGCGACAGGCACGTCCTCTGAGACGCTGTTCTACTTCAACGCGTCCCTTGGCAACTCCGACAGCATC